TCTGTCGGTTCTTACACCAGAATTGGCAACAGGGTTGTTTTGCAAGCGTTTATTGCTCTTAGTTCTTTTACACATACAACCGCGTCAGGGTTTTTAAGAATTAACGGCATCCCGTTTAATGGTTCTTCTGGGTCAAGTCGGCATAATTATGGCTCGCTATTATTTAGTGGAATAACCAAAATAGGGTATACACAATTTGTGACGTCAATTGAGCCAAGCGTATCTAGCTCTGTTCTTGTATATTGTTCTGGAAGCGGAATAACCGAATCATTTGTTACCGCTGCCGATATGCCAACTGGCGGTACTGTAAATATTAAATTTACCATGACTTACGAGGTGTAAATCATGTCCTTAACCAAAGCCACTTTTTCGATGATAAGCGGGGCGCCGTTTAACGTAAGAGATTACGGCGCCGTTGGTGATGGTGTTACAAATGACACCGCTGCAATTCAAGCGGCAATTGCTGCGGCTGGCACAAACACTTTGTATTGGCCCGAGGGGGCGTACCTAGTCACCACACCGCTAACAATGTCAGCGGCTGTCAACTGGTACTTTGAAGGCTCAACAAGCCCTTTAAGCGCGGTATTGCCCCCAGCGCGAATTGTTAAAGCTGCGGCCATGACTGGCAATTGTCTTACTTTTACCGGGCAAAGCATTGTTCTTGACGGTGTTGCTGTAGTTGGACAAAGCGGAAACACTGGTGACGGCATCGTATTGCTAGGAAATTCACCTGTATTGACCCGACCGTTTGTTACGGGAATGGGTCGAGATGGAATTCGCATCGGAGTAGATACTGGTAGTGCAAACATTAACGGTTTTGTAATTACAAGCCCCAGATGTATTGGCAACACCCGCGACGGCATCCATATTAGTGAAGTCAGCATTAACGCAAACGCTGGATCGTTTATCAATCCGATTTGCACAAGCAACGGGCGGCACGGATTTTATGGGAATAAATCCGCACTGGGCGTCACAATTGTGTGCCCATTGTTTGAGGCAAATACGGGGTACGGTGCGTATTTAGACTCCTTTTTTGGTTACATCGGCGCGAATGTAATGTTGGGTGGCGACATTGAAGCCAACGTAGCCGGTAATCTTTATGAAGCAGTGCCGTTTCAGACGGAATTTGTTGGCGTTAGCGTTCAGGGCAAAACGATCAACAGCCGCGCTCAAAACGGTTCTTACACGCCAGTGCTTACCGGCGCAACAACAGCTGGCACCGCCACATACAGCGTACAGCAAGGCTCATATGCTATTGCTGGCGGGAGCGTAAATTTTTATGCAAATTTGACTTGGACAGGGCATACGGGCACTGGGCAAGGTCTTATAAATTTGCCGTTAACTATTTATAGCGCGGCGCCTGTTCCAGACTACATTCCTGTTTCCATATTTGTCAACGGAATAACATTGGGGTCAGGATACCAGCCAGCAAGTTTAATTTACAGGGTCGGAAATAGAGCGCAGTTGTATCAGACAAAAGATGGAACTTCGGTGTCTCTTTCAGTTCCCGCCGCAGGTACGATTTACATTTCTGGGTCTTACCCGTTAAACGTACCAAACTACAACTACTTGTAGGTCTTGACAAGCGCCTTCTTAGCGCATAATCTGAGAACTGTACTGGCCCGGTAGACCAGGGATTCACAAGAATCAAAAATGACTGAAGAAGTCCAACAAGCCTTAGCGGAAGTTGAATCCGCGCCAGCAGCCGAGGTGACGGCCACCACGGACACTGCACAAAACGCGCCGGAAGTAGCTGAACAGAGCAACGAGCAGACGCCCGAGGAGAAGAAGTTTTCCCAAGCCGAGATCGACGCGATGATCAGCAAGCGCCTTGCCAGAGAGCAGCGCAAATGGGAACGTGAGCAGCAGGCCAAACTTGCCCAACCGCAAGCGCCGAGAGAAGTCCCGCCTATCGACCAGTTTGAGTCCCCTGATGCCTACGCGGAAGCGCTGGCTGTCAGAAAGGCTGAAGAACTGATCGCGCAGCGAGATTTCCAACGGCAGCAGGCTGAGATTAACGACGCATACCACGACCGTGAGGAAGAGGCCAGGGCCAAGTACGACGACTTTGAACAAGTCGCCTACAACCCGCAGCTTCGAGTCACTGACGTGATGGCCGAGACAATCAAGGCGTCCGACATGGGGCCGGACCTAGCTTATTGGCTGGGAACCAACCCGAAGGAAGCTGATCGCATTTCCCGCTTGGCACCTCTTTTGCAGGCCCGAGAGATTGGGAAGATTGAGGCCAAACTTGGCTCCAATCCTCTTGTAAAACCGACTACGTCTGCGCCTGCGCCTATTTCGCCTGTTACCGCACGCACCAGTGGAAGCCCGTCCTACGACACGACTGATCCTCGCTCGACGAAGACCATGACTGATTCGCAGTGGATTGAAGCTGAACGTGCCCGGCAGATGAAAAAGCTGCAAGCACAAATGAACCGCTAACTTTTTTTAAAGGAATTTTTCGATCATGGCCAACTCAATTTTGACAATTGACATGATCACCCGGAAGGCTCTGGAGATTAACTAATCGGTCTCCCCTAGGGGTAACCCTAGGAAAAAAACTGTGTGAATTCGGTGAACGTCATGTAAGATGATTACATGAAAACACCGAGCCAAGCCAAAAGTGAGAATGATAAGGTAGATGACGACGACAAGCGGGCTAAAAACCGCGAAGCCGCCGCCAGATACCGAGAACGCAACCGAGAGAAAGTCAATCAGCGTATGCGCGATTGGCGTGATGCAAACAGGGAAAAGTCCCGAGAGCACGCACGCGAATGGCGCAACCGGAAGATTGCAAATGGAACGCCTGAGGAAGTGGCCGCGATACGCGCCGCAGAGTCTGAGAAAACCAAGCGCAATCAAGACCGGTGCAGAGAGCAAGTGTTTGAAGCCTACGGCGGATACAAGTGCAACTGCTGCGGAGAGACTGAGCGAATGTTTTTGTCAATTGACCACGTTCATAACGACGGGGCTGAGCAGAAAAAGGCAGGTTTGTATGGCGGAAGCGGTACAGCCTTCTACATCTGGCTCCGTAAGAACAAGTTCCCTGAGGGGTACCAAGTTCTGTGTATGAACTGCCAAGTTGGCAAACACAAAAACGGCGGCGTTTGTCCTCACCAGCGGAAGGTGTAACGACTATCCCGTAAGGGAGTACAGCCAAGTGGCTGGAAGCGCACAGCCCCTCGCAAGAGGGTGAAGAGATAGTCTGCTCTGCATGGCGACATGCAGCAGCCCGAAAGGGCGGTCAAGGCGTAACGAACCTTGGCGAACATTTGGCCTAGAGAACAACCTGGTGCTCACCCGTAACGTGAACCGTCAGTACGACGACAGCTTTGCTGTTGAAGGTGCCAAGATTGGTTCTACCCTGCGTATCCGTCTGCCTGACCGCGCTCTGGTTACCGACGGCGCCGCCCTGCAAGTGCAGGACGACAACGAGCAGTTCACCACCCTGACTGTGTCTTCGCAGAAGCACATCGGCGTGAACTTCACGTCTGCCGAACTGACCATGCAGTTGGACGACTTCGCAGAGCGTGTTCTGAAGCCTCGTATCAGCCAGTTGGCCTCCAGCATCGACGCTGACGTGGCAAACAGCTACAAGTACATCGGCAACACCGTTGGCACCCCTGGCACCACTCCCGCCACCTCGCTGGTTCTGCTGCAAGCTCAGCAGAAACTCAACGAGAACGCTGCTGTGATGTCGCCTCGCTACGCCACCGTCAACCCGGCTGCTAACGCTGGTTTGGTCGAAGGCATGAAAGGTCTGTTCAACCCCACCGACACCATCAGCAAGCAGTTCAAGAACGGCATGATGGGCACTGGCGTGCTGGGCTTTGACGAGATCAACATGTCTCAGTCGATCAAGCAGTTCACCACCGGCTCGCGTACCGCTACCGGCGGCTCGCTGTCGGCTGCTGTGACCGCTGAAGGTGCAACCACCATTGCCATCACTGGCGCCGGTGCAAACACTACCGTCAAGCTCGGCGACGTGTTCACCGTGGCTGACTGCTTTGCCGTGAATCCGCAAACCCGTGAGTCCACTGGTTCGCTGTTTCAGTTCGTCGCAGCCGCTGACGTTACCCTGAGCGGCGCTGGCGCCGGCAACATCACTGTGGCTCCGATGTACTCGGCCAACCACGCGCTGGCTACCGTGGACGTTCTGCCGCAAAACGGCAAGGCCGTGGTGTTCGTGGGTGCCGCTTCCAGCCAGTACGCTCAGAACCTGGTGTACCACAAGGATGCGATCACCTTCGCCACCGCCGACCTGCTCCTGCCGCAAGGTGTGGACATGGCTGCTCGCGCTGTCCATAACGGCATCAGCCTGCGCGTTGTTCGTCAGTACGACATCAACAACGACCGTATGCCCTGCCGTATTGACGTGCTGTACGGCTACAGCGTGATTCGTCCTCAGATGGGCGTTCGCCTCTGGGGCTGATTGAATGGGGGCTTCGGCCCCCTTCTACACATTTATTTTGAAAGGATTTCATCATGGCTCTCCCTAATGGTTCTGGTGGGTATCAGGTTGGCGCAGGCAACACCAGTGAAGCGCAACTGATCGTTCAAGGCGCCCCCACTGCGATTACCGCAACAACCGCAACCCTGACCGGCGCTCAAATGGCCGTTGGGTTGATCACCAGCAA